TAAAAAATATACAAAGCAAAGATAAGGGTAGAAATATAAGTAATCCTAAAGGAACGGGGTGGCAGTCAAATGAATTAAATTTAAAAGATTTTATAGACTTACAAGAACATATAAAACCTCATGTAATAAAATATATGAATACCATATCTTTACAGGGAACAGCTCGAATGGAAGCAGCGTGGGCAAATATAAATAGTTACAAAGATTATAATGAAATTCACGCACATGGAGGATCACAAATTTCAGCAGTTTATTATTTAAATAAACCAAAAAATTCTGGTAATTTATTTTTTGAAAACCCATTTAAAATGGGAATGGACAGTTGTTGGAATGGACGTAAGAAAAAACATAATGAATATACAAGTTCTAGAATGACTGTGCCTGTAGAAACTAATGATTTAATTCTTTTTCCAGGGTGGCTAGCTCACGGAGTTGAGCCTAATTTGAATAAAAAAGAAGACAGAATATCCATCGCTGCTAATATATTTATCTAAATATTATACTACCAAAAAGCTAAAAAACCCTATATAGTGCTTTAGTTATGCTACAGAAACTTAATTTCAAACCTGGATTTAATAAACAAGCAACAGACTCAGGAGCCGAAGGTCAATGGGTAGATGGTGATTTTGTTAGATTTAGATATGGATTACCTGAAAAAATAGGAGGATGGGAACAATTAACAGTAGCTCAAGAAACGCTGCCTGGAGCAGCCAGAGCTCAACATGCCTTTACAAGCTTTCAAGGAGAAAAGTATGTGGCTATTGGAACTTCACAAGGATTATTTCTTTACTACGATGAAGCGTTTTACGACATCACTCCTTTAGCTTCTCAACTATCTGGAAGCGCTACATTTGATACAGTGCAAGGTTCTGCTGATGTAACTGTTAATTTAAGCACCCACGGACTAGAGGCGGGACGATATATTACTTTTAATTCTATGTCAGCTACTCCAAATGGATTTACTTCTTCATCTACATTCACGGAGGGAGCTTTTGAAATTAGAGATGTAACTACTAACACTTTTAAAATTACAGCCCCTATTGTAGCAGTTAACCCTGGTGGAAGTGCAACAGGATCAGCAACCATAAAACCCTATGAAATAGTTGGTCCTACATTTCAAACTAAAGGTTATGGTTGGGGAACTTATCAATGGAACACAGGGACATGGGGAACAGCTAGAACAGTAAGTAACGTTATTTTAGATCCAGGAATCTGGAGCCTTGATAACTTTGGAGAAGTATTGGTTGCAACAATATTCAATGGTAAAACATTTACTTGGGATGCAGGTGCATCAGGTCCTAGAGGTATTAGAGCATCTACAACGACAACAAACTTTAACACAACAAACAATCCTACAGCCAGCAGATTAACTTTGGTATCGGATAGAGATAGACACTTATTTCATTTTGGAACTGAAACAACTATTGGAGATTCAACTACACAAGATCCGATGTTCGTAAGATTTTCTAATCAAGAAGATTTAAATACTTATGCACCATCATCTACTAATACAGCAGGTACATTTAGACTGGATACAGGAAACAAGATTGTAGCTGCTATTCAAGGTAAAGATTATGTATTCTGTTTAACTGATCAAGCAGCTTATGTTATTCAATTTGTTGGACCACCATTTATTTTTTCTGTAAGACAAGTTGGTACAAACTGTGGATGTATAGGACCTAAAGCTGTATCTTATGCAAATGGAGCTGTATGGTGGATGTCAGCTGAAGGAGGGTTTTTTGTATTTGATGGTACAGTTAAATCATTGCCATGTTTAGTTGAAGACTTTGTATTTAGCACAGACGGAACTAATCTTGGAATTAATTATGGAGCTTCTGATATTGTTTACTCATCTCCTAACGCTTTGTATACAGAAATAAATTGGTTTTATCCTAAGGACGGATCTGAACAGATTGATAGATGCGTGACTTACAACTATTCAGAAAATGTATTTACGACATCATCCCTAGACAGATCTAGTTATCAAGATCAGGGTGTATATCCTGAACCATATGCTACAGATTATAATTCTACGGAGACACCTGTTTTTGCTGCTATTAGTGGTTTAACTGATAAATATGGTGCATCTATTTACTATTGTCATGAGAAAGGTGATGACCAAGTCAACAGTTCTGGCACTACATCAATAGATGCATTTATTAAATCTGGAGACTGGGATATTACATCTAGACGAAGTGCTTTAGGACAACAAACAGGGGTAGTTGATTATAGAGGAGATGGAGAGTTCTTTATGTCAGTTAAAAGATTTATACCTGATTTTAAATACTTACGTGGTAATTCTACAGTTACGTTATTTTTAAATGATTATCCTGATAATTCTCCTGTAGGATCGCCTCTTGGTCCCTTTACAATTACATCAACCACTGATAAGATAGATACTAGAGCTAGAGGTCGATTAGTTTCTATTCAAATAGCTAATACATCTACAGGTGAATCTTGGAGATACGGAACTTTTAGACTTGATGCACAACCAGACGGAAGAAGATAATGGCAGAGCAATCGATTAGTTATGGAATAGGTTTATCAGATCAAATGATAAATCAGATGTTACAAAGCGACGATCCTACAATCGTTGCTCAAGCACAAGAATACGTAAACACTGCTAAACAACAACAAGCAGAGAAACCAAATTTTCTTAGTAGAATAGGAAATTTTTTTGGTATGAGTTCAGCTGGAGCAGCAGAACCAGATTTTAATGTTATTACAGGTGCTAATACAACAAATCAATTTCCATTTAAATCTATGGCTGATATGGCAGCTGCAAATGAGTTAGCCCTTAATCAAATATATTCGGTGCCTACACAAAATAATTTTGGAAATACACAATCTGGATTTGCTACTAACTTTCCTTTACAAAATATACCTGTTAATGCTGCAGCTGTTAATACAGGTATTACACAAACAAACGCAGCTAACCAATTTGAAGAGCCTTTTCAAATTATCAATGGTCAAAAAGTTTATATAAGTGATATAATTGGAACTAAACAAGCAGAAGAGAAAGCAAATGTCTTTCAACCACAACAAGGTATCTTATCACAAGCTAAAGATTTTATTACTCAACAGCTAGCACCAACAGTAAAAAGTGGATTAGATACATTAGTTAATTTTATACCCGGAATGAGATTTATAAAAGGTTTAGATAAATTTGATACTCTTCCATATATGGATAGAAAGTTTATTAAATCTACGATGGATCAAAAAGGTCTAGGAACTGGAATATATGTAGATCCTAGTAGTGGTGCTATAAAAGATGTTACAGGTAAAAACGTTAGAAGTCTTTTAGGTAATTATGCTGAAACTATAGATAAAGAATATAATAGATACGAAAAAACTATTGAGAGAATGAAAGACAAATACAACGTCGGTTTTGATGGAACTAAATTTACAGGAGCAAATGCTGATGTAGCTAACCAAATGAATAAATTTAATTTAAATGCATTTAATTTTTATAAAAATCAAAAAGAAATCAAAGCGGCTCAACAAAGAGAATTTTTAAATAAAGTAAAAGCACAAGTTGCAGCAGGAGCTACAGCTAAAAAAGGTCAGGCACTGCATGGTGGTGGTGGTGATGGAGGATTTGACAAAGCCTCGTATGATGCAGGTAAAGCATCAGCTATTGCACAAGAACAATCTATGAAAGATTATGCTAGAGGAAAATTTAGTTAATGGCAAAAGTAACAAACTATATACCTGAACCAAAACCTGAATATGATGTAGAAAATCAAAGACAAATATTAGAATCTTTGACCACATTACAAAATCAATTAAATTTTTCTTTTCAAAAAGATTTGAAGAATGAACAGGATGCGTTTAATTATTTTTTATCATGAGTATATTTTATAAAAATCAAAGTTTTAAACAGGGTGACACAAGCAAGACTACTGTGCTTACCTGTCCTACGGATGGAACAATTATAGTTAAAAGCGTTTATGTTGCAAACAATGATGCATCATCAGGTATTTTAGTAAACATGAATTTAGTAGACTCTTCTGATTCTAGCGCTGAGTATGAATTTTTTAGAGATGAAGTAGGCGCTAAGTCACAAGTAAATGCAACACCACAAGGCTTGAATTTAGAAGCAAGTGATGCTATAACTGTTCAAGCAGCGACAGGAAGTAATAAAATACAAGGCGTAATAAGTTACGCTTTAATAAACAGAGAGAATGAAAACGGATAAAGACAACATAGTTAAAATAGATTGCACTACAATAACTACGTGGCGTAATACTAAAACTAACGAAGTGTTTAAAGAAAAGAAAGAGGGACCTGATATTGTACAAGACGTTACAGTGCAAGTCTCACCGAAAGGTTTAGACATGATACAGAAAGCGATGAATCAAAAAAATGATAAACCAAAAACCTAAAGGCGGAACTGAATTACAATTCGACTATTTAACAAAGTATGTCGATTCAAAATTATTAAATGAAGTACAGATATGTACATCTGTGCCTGAAAAGATTCCTTTACATCCTACAAAAGTAAATATCCTATGGCAAAAAAATTCTTACGATCAAGGTAATTTATATCCTTGGTTTAAAGACAAGTCTAATCATAACAAGTACGATTGGTATGTATTTAATAGTCATTGGACTTATGAAAAATTTAGAAATCATTTTGATATTCCTACACATAAATCAGTGGTAATTAAAAATGGTATAGATAAAATAGGTAAAGCTCCACCTTATCAAAAAGGACAACCTATAAAAATTATTCATCAAAACACACCTTGGCGAGGATTGTCTGTATTGTTAGGAGCTATGCAGTTAGTTAAGAATCCTTTAATAAGTTTAGATGTTTATTCTTCTTGTGAAGTATATGGTAAAGATTTTTACGATGCTAACGATCATGCATACAAAGATCTTTATAAACAAGCAGAACAATTACCAAACGTTAATTACGTAGGGTATAAACCAAACAATTTTATAAAAGATCATTTACATACTTATCATATGTATGCGTATCCTAGTATATTTGAAGAGACTTTTTGTATATCTTTATTAGAGTGTATGGCTGCAGGGTTGTATTGTATTACAACTAATTATGGAGCTTTGTTTGAAACAGGTGCAGAGTTTCCTATGTATATACCATACGAAGATAATAGAAGAATATTAGCTCAAAAATTTGCATATGGAATAGAAGCTGCTGCTGAAAGTTTACACAGAACAGAAATACATAATCATTTAGAATGTCAATCTGCTTATGCACAAGCATACTATGGTTGGAATAAAATAGGCACATCATGGAAAAGATTTTTGGAAGGAGCGGTAAATGCAAAAAAGTAGTAAAGCGCAAGGCGCTAACAATGAACCCATCTGGTTTACTAAGC